TCCCAGTGCCCTCGCTCGGGCGAAGTCCGCAATCCCACAACTCGTTCATGAGCCGCTGCGCATCGGCGAGTTGCAACCGTAGGAATGGCTCGTGAAAGCTTCCTTCTGGCTGTTCGGTGAAGGTCGCGGTCTGTGCAACAAACAAGCCGAACGGCTTGCGCTCAGCCATGTGAATCGCAATCGTGTCGTTCCAGAGTTCGCGCTGTGCGCGGATGAGCGTTTCCATTTCAATCCTTTCATGGGCGCCAAGGCCCAACATTTCAATCAACGCGGACCTTCGCGGCTACGCCGCTCGGCCCGTTACTGCCAGCGTTGGAAGACATCAGCCGCGGCGGCTGTCTCGGCTTTCGCCGCGCTGGCGGCTTCTGATTCGGAATAACCGGTGGCTCGATTACCTGCGATTCGCCGGCCACCAGCTTGCGCATGTACGCCTGCAGTGATTCGTCGGTGAATCGCCACTCGCCGCCAACCTTGGCCCCTGGCACTTCTCGCTTACTGACCAATTCGCGCAGGGTGTAAGGCTTCATGCGCAGGAATTCGGCAGCTTCTGTCAGGATCAGGACTTTCATTGAACGTCCCATCCCCATAGTTGAGTTTTGCCACCGGATTTGCTGTTGGCGAACTCGGCCAGCATGCGCCATCCGGATTGCTGCAGGATGGTGATTTGGGCCGCATTGCCGGCGTCGACCGTGCAGGTTGCGAAGTCGTAGCCAAGGCGCTTCAGCATCTGCATCTGGAGCTCTTTGAGAACGTGGCCATGGCCGCGACCACGCATGCCGTAGCGAACGAAGAAACCATGGCAGTGCGCCATTTGCGGTTGCGATGGCGCGGGCTCGATGTGGAAGGCGCCGGCATTGTTTGAGAATCGGTTCATGCCTCACCCCCGCTTTCCGCCCATCGCATCGCCTTGTTTGCCATGAAAAAGGCTTCAGCGCATGTCATCTTGCTGGATCGGATATATAGTTCTCCATCGGCGTCATAGGCGATTATCAGCACATCCTGCATGCCGCTTTCCGCGTCGGCAAGCGCTGAATGCAGAGCTTGCGCCGGAGTCATAGTCGTATTCGGCGCCGGAGACAGCCTGATGATCGGGGTCGTCATTATTTTCTCCATCCAAATTGGAGCGGGTCGCGCAGTACCCAAAGGTGCCGCATGTTTGCCACATTCACGATGTCCCGGTCCTTCGGGTAAATCTCCACAGCCATGTAGTCGCCGAGCCCAGCCTGCCGCTTGATGTCCTGTAATTCTTCCCAAGTGATACCGTCCTTCCAGCGCCCAGATGACGTGTCGATTTCAGAGCGAGCTATGGAAAGGCGCGAAATTCCATCGTGTTCTTGGTAGCACTGGACGAGAAAGAAACGGCTTCGCAATACGGCATAGGGAATCTTCGAGGCGCCTGCCTGGTACGCCGGCCATTCCGCTATTGGAACGGGCTGAAGAACGGTCGGCAACTTGGCGTTGTCGCGCGCAAGTTTGCGGCGCTGTTCTCTTGAATAATTCATTTGTTTGCCCCCATGATCGCCGCCAGCAACTGATCTATCGCAGCAACACCGTCGCGCTCGTAGGCGGCGATGGCTTTCTTGTGCTTGCGATCAATCAGCCGAAGCGCGGCGCCGTTGTTCTTTCGATACCAGCGGCGAGAACCCCGTGCATGGACGCGCTGTCCGTTTTCGGTGTTTCGGTAGCGCTTGCACGCCTCGGCATTGGTCAGGTTTGGAAGCTCGGGCGCGTCGTCCAGTGAGCCCCATTTCCATAGGGCGGCATGGCGGCCCTTTGCTCGGCGCCAGGCGGCGATATAAACGGCTTTCTCGGGCTTGGCGTGAAGCTCTCGGATCAGGTTGCCAACAGCGCCGCGATTGCGGTCGAGTCGTTCAGCGATGTCGTCGACGGACAGCGCCGGGCTGTCCTCGCCGAGAAGGTCCGGAAGTTCTTCGAGCAGGGTCTTGGCGTGCTTGGTCATTACTTCACCATCGGCTCAAGGGTATTGGCATCGACGCCGAATGCCTTGGCAACCTCTTCGACTTCCTCGCCGAGCGATCCAGCCGGATAGAAGACGATGGCCGGCACTTCGGTTTTGGCCTGTTTTTCGGCCTGACCGTAGCATTTGACGGCGTCAACAACTTCCTCTGGTGAGTTTCCTTCCCACCCTTGATCAACGATATTTTCAGCAGGGAAAAGCAGTATCGCGTAGCCGCCATCTTCGCCTTGGTTTAGTTCGACATTTCCAAGGAACATGAGTAATTCGATGGTGCGCCACCGATCGGCATCTTTCGCCGCCTCGTCGAGTTTCGCCTGAAGCATGGATTTGTCAGAGCGAAGACCGGCTATCTCGTCGTTCAAATGCGCGATCTGCTGGCGCATGTTTGTGATCGTCAGGCCGGCGCCTTCTAGCCGTTCAACCTCATTGCACAGTTCAGCAATCGCCAAGCAGGCGGCGTCCATTGGGAACCCGTGATACCAGGCGGATTCCCATTGTTCAAGGTTGTAGTTCGCCCGGTAGCAGTGGAGGGTGTTCGCGTCCATGATCAGCGTCCAGTGCTGCCGAATCCGCCTTTGCCACGGGCTGTCTCGCCAAGCTCATCGACGAACTCGAACGAGACGCGCGGGATCGGCAGGATGCAGGCTTGGGCGATGCGGTCGCCGGGCATGACCGACATTGGCATGCCTTCGTCGCGCTCGACATCACAGGTCAGCTTTACCTTGATTTCGCCGCGGTAGTCGGAATCGATGCAGCCGACGCAATTGGCCAGGCGAGTGTCGAAATTGAAGCCGTGGCCGCTGCGCGACAGGATGAACATGCCGTAGCCTGGGGGAATTTCGAAGGCCAGGCCGGTATCGAATACGACGGGATGGCCCTCCTGTACCAGACGCGGCAGTGTGTTGATCGAGTACAGATCGAACCATCCGGAGCCATCGGTGGCATAGGTCGGCATCTTGGCAAGCGGGGAGAGTTGTTTGATGTTGATTTGCATAATTTATGATAATAGATTGATTAGGATTAGGCAAGCATTCTAGGTGCTGGCTAGAACGGGATGTCGTCGCCGAGATCGTCGAACGAGGGCTTCGGCTTGTTCTTGGCCGGGGCCGGCGCGTAATCGGTCGGTTCGCTGTCCTGGTTGCGCTGGCCGCCATCGGACTTGCTGCCGAGCATCTTCATTTCGTCGCCGCGAATCTCAGTTGTGTAGCGCTCTTGGCCGTCCTTGTCCGTCCATTTGCGGGTACGGATACTGCCCTCGACATAGACTTGCGAGCCTTTCTTCAGATACTGGCCGCAGATTTCGGCCAGCTTGCCGAAAAACGAAATGCGGTGCCATTCGGTCAGTTCCTTCTTCTCGCCGGTCGCCTTGTCCTTCCAGTTTTCGCTGGTTGCCACCGTGATGTTGCACATCGCCTCGCCGCTGGCGGTGTAACGAACTTCCGGGTCCTTGCCCAGATTTCCGACGATGATTGCCTTGTTGACGCTTGCCATCACGCACCCACTTTCTTTGTCACAAGGTCGATGATGTCGGCGACCGTCTTGCAGGGGTCGATCTCTTCGTCAGCAATGAAGATGTCGAATTCGTCCTCGATCAGCATGAATGCTTGGATCGCGTCCAGGCTGTCCATTTCCAGGCCGTCTTCGAGGGTGGTTTCCGGCTTGATGCTGTCCTCCGGGTGGCAGGATTGCTCGGCTAGTACGCGGGCGACTGCCTTGAAAATGTCCGGCATGCTATTTCCCCTTGGTGCGGCGTGGCTGGACCTGAATGGTAGGGGCGGGCAGGCCGCGCTCCATGATGGGCAACATGCTGCCCATTCCCATGATCAATGCGGTTGCAAGTGAGGCTCGGATATTTCTCATGGATCACTCCTGATTCGAGAGGAAGCCCGGGCGGGTGTAGATCACACCGATTTCGCCACGGATGGATTGTTCAAGAAGCGCGATGTCGGCGGTGGCCACGTTGTAGCGGTCTTCGGCTTGATGGCGCTTGGTCGGTTCGTCCTTGTAGCGCTCAACGGACTGTCGCATGGCTATGGCGCGTTCGCCCGCCTTGACCAGTTCGGCGGCCATCTTCTTCGGTAGCGGGAACGGGATGGCGATGAACTGGATGTCGAGCCCGGTGCGGAATTGGCTCATTTAGCCACCTTGGCGATCAGTTCTTCAACGGTAACGCCGCGCAGCTTGGCCAACTTGGCGATGGCGGCGGCCGGCGTGCCGTAGGCCAGGTCGACCACAATGCGCGTTGGCTCCGGGGCGTTGCGCCCGCCTTCGTAGCGGCTGCCGCCGGATTGGGTGACGCCGATCCGTGACCAGAATTCGGTCTGGTTCATGCGCAGTTTGGTGCGCAGGGTCTTGTAGTCGGTTTGCTTGCTGGATGCCATGTTATTTCTACTCCTTCTTTTCGATGATCTTGGTGAAATCGTGCTGGCCCTTGATGTTCTTGCCGAGGAACGATCCGATGGATTCGGAAGTCTTGAACTGCTCGAACTTCTCGGCGCTGACCCCTTTGTAGTGGTAGAGCGTGCCGCCGTGCTTGAAGCGGACGGCCATGGTGTTGGATGACGGGTCGTGTCCAATCTCGGTGATTTGCGAACTGGTGACGCTGTGCATGTGCATGGTTTGCTCCTGTGGTTATTTGGACACTTCGCCGCCAAGCGCCGCGATCAACTGCGGCATGAAGCGGGTCAGTTCGCCGGTCATCAGCGCGAAATCGGCGTCGAACTGCTCGTCGGCATATTCGGCATTCTTTTCGGCCTCTTCCTTCAGCAGGTCGAGGAAGCCATGATTACGCGGCCTTCTTGGTTGTCATGCCTACGCGCAAGGTGTGGTCGGAGATTCGCCGGCAGATGGCCGGGAAGCTCGCCTCGTTGTAGAGCTTGGCGTTCTTTTCGGTGGTCGCCTCGAAGCCGAGCGAGGCGAGGAATTCAGCCGACACCGTGTAGCCAAGGCGGGTGCAGATTTCACCGAGCTTGATCTTCGGTAGGCAAGCATCGGCAGGCAGCGCAATGCGCGCGCCGAGAACGGGCTGCGGAATTTCGTCAGCGATGGCGGCCGGTTGTTGCTCACTGGCGATAGACAAAGCCGGTTGTGTCTCAGATTTCGGCTTTTCTTCAACACAAGCGGGCTGTTCGAACCGCGTCTGGTTGGCTGCCGTCACTTGTTCTGCTGCTGCCTTGCGCTCGGCGTCCAGTTTGCGGATTTCTTCGGCGGCCCGTTCGTTCGCTTCGCGCTGTGCCTTGGCCTGTTCCTCGGCGCGGATCTTCTCGCGCTCGGCTTCCAGGCGCTTGGCTTCCTTTTCCTTGTGCTGCGACACGCGGGACATCAGCAGGGCGGTGAAATCGTCCTTGGCCTTGGCACAGACGGAAGCCAGATCGGGGAACAGGAAACGCCAGTCGAATCCTTCGCCTTGGAGGGTCTTGATGTTGTACTCGATGCGGTCGGCAATCTCGCTGGTGGCGACTTTGCAGCGGGCCAGTTCGGCGCTGACCTTTTCGCGCATGGAGTCGAGCGACTTCAAGCCTTTGACTGCGCCGCCGAAGTTGCTTTCAAAGGGAGGCATGTAGCCGCCGATACGGTCATTGAGCGCCCGCCAGTAGTCGCCCATGGCGTCAGCGCCAGCGCGCACGATGTCTTCCTTGCGCCGGTCCTTTTCCTCGGTGATCTTCTTGTCTAGCGCCTTGCGCACGTCGCCGGCCATCTTGGCGACTTCATCCAGGGCGCGATGCAGTTCGGCAATACTGGTCGTCTGATCAAGGGCGTTCTGCTTGGCGCGTTTGGCGTTGTCCTCAACGTCCTTTAGGTACTTGACGGCCGCCGATGCGTCGACAAAATCCTGATCGGTGACGAGCTCAGTCTTGATGCTGGAGATTACGGCATTGGCCGCCGCCTTGAACTCGACCAGATTGCTGTGCGTGACGCGGCCGGTGACTTCGACAACCAGGGCCGGCAGGTTGTCGATCGGATTAGCGGTCAGGATCGGCTTTGCTTCGATGACTTCCGGTTGGTAGTTGCGCACGTCTTCATCGAACTGCTTCCAGCCGGCCTTCAGTTGCGCGATGCGTTCCGGCGTTGAGCGGTAATCGCAGTAGACAAAGTTGTCGGTCGTGCCATCGCTGACCACGAAGATGATCTTCTCGAAGCCGAACACGGCGATCTGCTGATCCAGTTGCCACTTGTGCGAATCCGGAACTTCTCCGGCATCGACCATGGCGGCGAATTCGGCGTTCCACAGCTTATGCTCGAAGCCGATTTCACAGGTCATTGTCGTGCCGTCAGAACTGGCCAGCAGACGGCCTTCGTCGTCGGTGGCGACCAGCGGGTAGAGGTCTTCGCCGATGATGGCTTCGAGAATGGGGCGGGCCAGCGCTTCGGTCATGTGGCCAAGATCGAAACGGCGCTGCATGTCCGGGGTGATTTCCTCGGTGATGCCGGTCGCCTTTTCGCGGACCAGTGCCGAACGGCTCTTGTACGGGCTGACGCCCATCATGGCCGGCGCTTCGCTGGCGTTGCGGGTATTGGCGCGCAGGGCGTGCCATTCGGGAGAGCCTTGTTTCACTTCATGGATGATCATGATCAAACTCCGTAGTCGACGGCCAGGTCTTCAATGGCCAGTTTTTGATCGTCGGTCAGGACGTACTTGGTCAGCGTGGTAGCGATAATTTGCGCCACGGTCAGCTTCTTCTCAGTGACAGCCTTGCGCCACTTGGCCAACTCAGTGGTGAACTTGTCGGCCGGCATTTCGGGCAGCGCTGCAGCCGGTTTTGTTTCCGCCGGCTTCGTCTGCTTGGCTGCGCCATCCTCGGGAGCGAAGGCTTGTTCCGGCGTGGTGTCACCTTCCTTGATGGCGGTGATCAGACCGCGCAGAACAACCAGATGATCGAGCGTGATGTCGGCAGATCCTTCGACGCCCAGCTTGGCGAATACCTGTTCCTGCGTGACGCCGAAGGCAACCAGCGCCTTCAGGGCATCGGCCCGGCGGTTGGCCAGGGTCGAGAAGTCACCCATGACCACGGCGCGGGCAGCCTGGTACATATCGTCCCAGAACGCTTTCGGTACTCCCTTGAGAATAGCGTTACGCAGAGCAATGGACGAGGCCGCATTGCCGGTTACTCCGATCATGTCGGCGTTGTAGCGCTTTCCTTTGCTATCGGTAATGCGGCGCTGTACCTCATAGGTTAGGCCGACATTGCGTTCGCAGTCATAGAAAACGCCTTGCGCGGTGATGAAGTCGCCAGCATCGGAGACAACTCGGGCTCCGGCTCGGCAGTTTCCCCAAGCCGAGGCAACGACTTCGGCAAATCTGGCGCTCGGGCCTTCTATGGTCTTGTTTCCGCGGGGAAGGGCATAGATGCAGGATTCTGCAACCGACTCATTGAGCGTTACCATCTGCAGTGCTTCTTGACGGAAACGCTTGATTGAGCGCGGGAACTTGTGGGCGGTCGTTACCTGTTGTTCGATCTCGGATCGATTCAACACGGCGACGGTGCCGCTTTCCACGGAAATTCCGGCGACTTCCCGGCCTTCTTCGTATTGATCGTTCATGATTTCCTCAGAGGGTTGAGTTTTTAACGAGCTTCCCGGATCGACGAAACCCGGAAAGCTTTGAATTTCGGATCGTCCGCGATGATCTTGCGGACTTCGGCTTGATCGCGGGCGGTGACGTATTCCAGACGACGCCTTGCGCTCTCGTTCTCATTGAGACATGCCTTGCGTGACAGGGTGACTTCCCAATTGATGTTGGCGCGAAGCTTGCCGGTGAAATTACAGGTCATTCCGCATTCCTTTATGTCAGCGCCGGTTACTCTTTCCGGCATCCTCAAGCGCCCCGGCTTGTGACCAGAGGGGATAGTTGACGGCTGATCGTGGCCTTCATCGGGCGGAACCCTTCAGGGCGTTTGCCAGCCGAGTCAAGATCAGGCCATGTGCCAGGTGCGGCGCTGGCCGGCTGGCAGGGTGGCGTTGTAATTGGAACGCAGGCGAGCCAGGTTCGTCCGGGCATTGCTCCTGGAAATATCCATGTTGCCGCGGGTGATCGGGTCGCCGTTTATTTCGTTCAGCCAGTTGAGAATCTTGGTCTGGCCCTCAATGTGGATTTCCAGCGCGTAAAGCTGGAACCACAGAATGATGCGAGTGATAGCTTTCATGTGATCGACCTCCGTTGTCGATGGGATGCAATACGCATCCCGTATGACAAGATTAGACGATTGCTAAACGGAAAGCAAGCGCGTTGATGCAAAAAAATACCGGCAACATTGTTTGCTTGCGCTACGACGCGGACATGGTGTAAATTCTGATCAACACGCGCTTATCAATATTAACCATTGCGGTTATATTGCCCTTTCATCATAAAAGATAAGCGGCAAGTAAGCAACGAATACAGTCTTCTCAATGGGCAAGCGCCGGCCAGCGCGCCTACTGTTACCGCGAGTTCCCGGTAGGCAGCCCACCCTTTTCTCAAGGTCACGAACTCGCACGAAGGAACCGCACAATGAAAGACCGACCAATACTTTTCTCGGCGCCGATGGTGCGCGCCATCCTCGAAGGCCGGAAGACGCAGACGCGGCGGGTTGTGAAGCCACAGCCAAGTCCGAGCAGCGACACCGCATTCGTTGGCACGGATGGAATATGGCGCTTTTCCCACCCAACCCTGCGCGACCCAGTAAGCCACGAAGCAGACGATGTTCGCTGCCCATACGGACAGCCTGGCGACCGGCTGTGGGTACGGGAGAAGTTTCAGCCTCTGTTTGCCGACGACATAGAAAACCATTGGGAAACCGATTGGAAGACCGGCAAGGGCTACAAGATCAGCTATCCGGCCACCGATGGGATTCAGGAATTCATTGATCTGGACGACGAACTGAGTGACGCCTGCAAGCCATCTATCCACATGCCCCGCTGGGCCTCTCGCATCCTGCTCGAGATAACCGGCGTCCGCGTTGAGCGGCTTGCTGACATAAGCAAAGACGATGCAATGGCCGAAGGAATCGTGGTCCAGCCAGATGGAGGATTTGGCCTTGCCGACTCCACGCACTATAACTTTTCAGACCCAACCGATAGCTATTGCAGTCTTTGGGAATCCATCAACGGCGACGGCTCATGGGATGCAAACCCATGGGTCTGGGTCGTCGAATTCAAGCGGGTGACGTAATGGCCAGATACCGCAAAGTCGACCCGAGAATCTGGAATGACGCGAAGTTCCGGGCCCTGAATGACCAGGGGAAATTGTCGTTCTTTTTCCTCCTGACACATCCGCACATGACCGCCATTGGCGCAATGCGCGCCTCGCTTCCTGGCCTCGCTTCTGAAATCGGATGGAGCGAGAAAGCCTTTCGGGAAGCCTTCGGAGAAGCCTCTACGAAGGGTATGGCGATGCACGATGAAAGTGCATCTTTGATCTGGCTTCCGAACTTCCTTAGATACAACCCCCCCGAGTCTCCAAACGTTGTGAAAGCATGGTCTTCGGCGCTTGATCTGCTGCCCGAGTGTGCGCTGCTAAACCGCGTCATTGCTGGCGCCGTAGCCTTTGCACAAGGTTTGAATAAAGGCTTTGCGGAAGCCTTACCGGAAGTCTTCGCCAAGGCTATGCCTTATCAGGAGCAGGAACAGGAGCAGGAATCTATCTCTAACGAGATAGATAGCGCGGCAGCAAAATCGCCGCGCTTCCATGCGCAAAAATGGTTGGAATCCAAAGGCGTCCCAAAGCAGGTGGCTGCTGACTGGATCAAGTTGCGAAAAGCCAAGCGGCTTGAGTCGACATTGACGGCTTTCGAGGGTGTTGAGGCCGAGGCGCAGAAGGCTGGCTTTCCACTGGCGACGGTTATCGCTTGCTGCGCGAAGAACAGTTGGGGGAGTTTCAAGGCGTCTTGGGATCACGGCCTTGGGGGCGAGGGTGGGGTAAGGGCTGGGCATTGGTTCATGTCTGCGCCGGGCATCGAGGAGAAGGCCAGGGCCCTTGGAATGATGCAAACGAAGGACGAGATATTCCCGAACTTCAAAGCCCGTGTCTATGCCGCAGCAGGGGTAACTGAAGCTATGGTGCGCGCCGCAAAAATCGACGCTGGCGAGCGTGTGTGATTGCCTACCCATGAGCAACCACACAACATCAAGAGCGCCGACGATGGCGCAGGCTGTCGAAATAGTCACGAACTGCATCGATCGCCGAGAGCAGGGCAGGCAACTGTCGTTCATGCGGGAAACGCAGGGCGAGGAGTTTGCCCAGCAGGTCCATGACAAGGTGAAGGCGGCCGGCGGGGTGAAGAAGAAATGATCCACTACCACGGATTGCCGATAACGCCTGCGACAGCAGCTTGCGCAGCCGTGAAAGGCGGGCATGCTTTTGTGTCGTTCCGCTACGCTGACCAGTTGAGCCTGGCGATTGATGTTTGCCAGAGCTTCGCCGTTGATAACGGCGCTTTCTCGGCGTGGAAAAGCGGAAACCCGGTAACGGACTGGTCTGAATACTACGCATGGGTGGCAGAGATACACCGCGCCCCCTCTTTTGACTTTGCAGTGATACCGGATGTGATCGACGGCGATGAAGAAGCAAATGATGCCCTGCTGCGTGAATGGCCTTGGCAGGCAAGACATGCCAACGTCGGCGCTCCTGTTTGGCACATGCACGAGTCCATTGCACGACTTGAACGCCTTGCCGAAGAGTGGCCCCGCGTGTGCCTCGGAAGCAGCGGCCAATACGCCACCGTTGGCAACGCCCGATGGTGGGGCCGAATGGCCGAAGCCATGAACGCCGTAACCGACAGCGACGGATTGCCGGTAACGAAACTGCACGGCCTGCGGATGCTTAACCCGGAGGTTTTCACCCGGCTACCGTTGAGCAGCGCTGACAGCACGAATATTGCGCAAAATATCGGTATTGACTCGGCTTGGCGCGGAACATACGTGCCGACGAATAAGGACGTTCGGGCGCTGGTGATGCGCGACAAGATCGAGGTAAGCCAGAGCGCAAAAAATTGGAATCGGCAGTCCGTGCAAATGGAAATATTCGCATGAGTCGGGTAACGATCATCAAGACGGCCGCACCGATGCCAGGGGAAGAAATCTTATCTATGGTAAGAAATTTTCTCTTCGTCCTATTCGACGGATGGCGCAACGACGACAAGAAGGGCTGGCGGCGGATATGGAAGCGCTTGATCGATCTGGAGCCCGGAGAATTCGCGGTGATCGAGTTCGTGATACCGCGATCGACGCCGGCCCATCGCCGACACATGAAGATCATCAGCGATGTTTTCGACGGCCAGGAGCGATTCGAGGATTTCGACCAGTTCTGGATCTGGCTGAAGGTCGGCGCCGGCTGGGTGGATTGGTGCGCCGGCCCCAAGGGAGGCGTGGTGCCGATCCCCAAGAGCATCAGCTACGCCAAGGCCGACCAACACGAATTCGAGCAGTACCACGCCAAGGTTATGGCGTTCCTTCGCGGGCCACATGCTGCGCCGTTTCTCTGGAAGCACCTTGGGAATGACGCGCATTGGTCGATGGATTCAATACTTCAGGAGTTCGGAGAATGAGCATTGCAGACGAAATCAAGGAAGCGGCCGTAGAACTTGCGTTCTCGTTTTCACAAGATCAATGGGAGAAGGCGCTTGTTGACGGGTGGAAAGCTGATGCGTCTATGGCAAGTGTGCTGTCGAGAGCAGCAGGCATAGGCCGTCGTATTAAAAACGCGGAATGGGATCAACTTAGGAATCGTGCTTCTGAATTGAAGCCGGCGATGTCTGTTCATTCAATGCTAAATCAACCGTGCAGGGCATGGATTGCCTCACACGCCACAAAATCAAATGACTATTTTTGGGCAGGTTACTTCGACAAAGCAAAGTCGCTTTTGAAGTTAGGAGGTTGTAGGGCCAGGGCAGGGGTGTCGGTTCGGCGCGAAGC